CAATATTTAAAGAGCGTTTTGGTATGGCAAATGCAGCGATAGCTACCATTAAACCTTCAATTAAATATTTAATAACACGTTTTATCAATTCATTCATGTCAAATAAATTGTTCATTTATATTATTTGAAAAGAAAAAAATATAATATTTAGAAATAATGGTAAATAATAATTTTAAATTTTAAAAATAAAAATTATCTAAAATTTAAAAAAATAAAAAATAAAAAATAAAAAATAAATAATAAATAATTGCGATAAAAACTTAAATATAAAATAAATTGTAATGAATAATAAAATGGGTAAAAAATCAAGAAAACCAATATATGAAAAAAGAAAAAATGAAGATGGAAACCCAAATTCTAAATATGTAGATTTATTAGAAGTTGATCGACCAATCGCTGGACAAAATTTTGGTTGTTTTTCTTTCATTTCTCCTGAAAAAGTTCTTAAACAACGTGAATTATTTTTATTTGAAGAATTCCTAAAGAAGTGGGAAGTATCTAAATCAATGGAAAAATTTCACCAATTTTTAAATTTTGTTTCTTATAAATACAGACTTCAATTTGATGGATTAATTACTGATTTCGAAGAATTTCTTAAAGAAGAACGCGAAACGATTGTTAATTCATCATCCTTGGAAAGTGATTATAAGACATTTTTAGATAATCATGAACATGAACTTGAGAAAAAATTTAATGTGAAAAATAATTTTCAAACGTCAGTTCGCGGATTTAAATCTAGAGGTAATTATTCAACACAAGAAGAAGCTGAATTGAGAGCTAAAATGTTGCGTGAGGCTGATCCAAATTTTGATGTTTATGTTGGACCTGTTGGAACATGGTTACCTTGGGAACCTGAAGCATACAAGACTGGTCGTGTTGAATATTTAGAAGATGAATTGAATCAGTTGGCACACGAGAAGAAAACAAATGAGAATGCTGCTAAAAATGCATTTGAGCAACGTGTGAAAGAAACAAAACAAAAAGCAATTGAAGAAAATAAGAAAAATGCTGAAAAATATGGAGGAGCAATTACTCAAGATGTAGATGAAGAAGGAAATTTAGTTGGTGTTGGAGTTGTCACACAAGAAAAAATATTTGGAGAAAATGAAACCATTTCAGTGGCAGATATTCGTAATGAATTATTTGAAGGAGAAAATATTGTTACAGGTGAAACAGATCACGGAAGATCTGAATTAATTAGTGGTCCATTTGTAGAAAAATAAATTTTATATATTTTATTATATGATGAAAAAATAGTATTTAATTTTTATAAAAATAGTATTTAATTTTTATAAAAATATTTTAATGTCTTCTTCTTCTTTTTTTTGTATTTTTATATTTTTTTATTCTCATTTTATTTCTATATTTTTTTTGACTTTTTCTATGTTGTCTTCCTCCCTTCAAACTATATTCATTAATATTCATAACTGGAAGATTCTTTTGAAATTCTGTTTCTAATTTATTAATTTGTGTTCGTATTTCGGTTTTTTCTTCTTTAGTTGTCGCAATTTTAAGAGAATTATTTAATTCATTAATTCTTTCACGATACATCTCAATCTCATTACCTCGTACATCAGCATTTTGACTACCAGGAATGCGTAGTAAATCAATATATTGTGAAGAATTCATTATAAAATGTCTGAGAGGTGAAGAATTTAAATCAAAAAATCTAGATAAAATATTATACATTTTTTCTTCAGTTAATTCTGAATCTCTAAATTTTTTTAGTTCTAATCCTATAAAATTTGTTTGAGATTTACCAGTACTTGTTAAAAAAGATTCAAATGCTTTAAAAATATATTTTGTTTCAAGTTTTTTATAAATATTCATTCCATCAATGTAAAAATAAATAATAAAAAAATCATGATTATATCTAGTTATACGACTAATGATAGCTGTTTTTAATAAATTAGAATAATTAGGCCTAAATACTACTTCATTAAATATATTATCATTATTTTTAATTAAATCTAATAAATATATAATTCGACATACGTGATTTATTCCTTTGTGTCTTGTTTCTTGTACATTTCCAATAATTAAGTTCTTTCGTTTATTATAAGCATCTAAGTTATCATCAAAAAGAGTATTTAAAGGTGAAGTTTGATATGTATTATTATTTATAGATAGTTTCATCATGTATGCTGATTTATCATTTTCTATAAACTTATGTTTTCCAATTAAAAATTCGAAAAAATGATCTACAATTGACATTTCACCAATTTGCATTTTTAAAACAAATTGTATTCTAAATGTTTCTAAATTGTCATCAATATAAGAAATTAATCTAGCATTAGTTCCTTCAATTACATTAGATCTATATCCTAAGTCAACATTACGAGCTCCATCACTTATCGAATAATATTCATCATCTTGAAAAGGAATTGAATTATCAAAATGTAAATTTAATCTATTTAAATTATTTAACAAATAATCGTATATGAAATCACCTACATTTTTTGTATATGGATTTATCATCAATATTCCATTTTCATTTTGATAAGTTAACGTCATTTCGGATGAGTATACGACTCTATCATCAGTAAAATTGTACTCTTTATCTTTATTGGCATATTCAATTAAATTAATTTTAGTTTTACTAATAAAATAATTAATAATGTCAATGTTTGACAACACTAAAACGTCAATATCGCTTGTAGGATCAGCATATTTATGTAAATTTACATTTGGATAACAATCATTCAATAATTCATATACTATTCCTCCAAAAAAATTATATGAAATAATATTTTCTTTATATTTTTTTATCATTTGTTCAGGTGTAAGTAAATTATTGCGAGCAAGTAATCTACTTATTTCATTTTTATTTTGTCGTTTTTCTTCATTTAGTTTAGTTTTGATTAATTCATTTATCATTAATTCAGCTTTAGTCATTTCTCTTTGAAGAGTTTGAGCCATATTAATTTTTGAATAACCTACTACAGTTTTTTCTTCTGTAGGTTTTTTGTTTTTGTGAAGTTCACTCAACCTTGTCTCATCATCATCATCTTCATCCATTTGTTGTATAGTTTTTACAATTTTGAAATAAATATCATCATCATATCTAAAACTATTATATGGGATAGTTGATATTAAATTTACTATTTTTGCTACATTTGGCATAACACTTTTTGACCACATAATTCTAGTTGGATCTTGAATATATTTAAAATCTAAATCTGTAAGTGAACCTCTAATTCCTCCATATGTTTTAATCATATTTATATTATATAATTATAATTAAAATTAAAACTAAAACTAAAAATATATTTTTTTAATAAAATAAATTATAAAAATATAATTTATTTTATTTCAATTTGAACACCGATAATAATAATCATTATTAAATATTATTTTATTTTTAATACTTCTTGACATTTTTGAAGCGGACATATGTTCATCCTCACCAGCCTTTGCAATGGTTTCCCATGTTCTTAGAACAATTTCAGTTTTATTGTCAACTTTTTCTACTTTTTTTCCAGTACTAGATGTATATTTATGTTTATATTCATCAATTTTCAATTGAATTCCATAATATCCTTCATTTGAATTTTGATCTACATGAACTGTTGCTTTTAAAGCATATTCGCAATTATTGAGATATTCTTTTATTTTAATCATATCATCAGAACATATTTCTTTTCCAAGTTGTTGTTTCCATCTTTGATATTCAGAAAGTAGAGTTGAATTTAATATTTTTGCACTTGGTGTAAATTTACAAACTTCAAATAAAAATGTTTCTACATCATTATTAATATATTTTTTCGAATATGTTACATGTTTCAATCTTACTCCTATATATCCATGAACAATTTGATTTTTATTTTGATTTGAAATTCTTGAAGGTTTAAATCTAGTATCTAAATATGTTTTTAGCAAATGAAATGTTTCTTTTTTTGGTTTTATTTTATTCCAAATTCTAAAAGCACCTTCCATGTTAGTAGAAGCTTCTTCAACTTCAGGATGAACTATACACATAGTATCTATAAATTCATCAAATTTTTTAGTATTTTCGTCATTTGGAATAAGTGGATTTTGATAAATAACTAATTCTTTTATATCATCATTATTTATTTTAGTTTCCATTCCGCTGGTTTCATCTTTTAATAACTTATCTTTCAAGTCAATTTCTTGTTGCATATCTTGAATTTGAATAGTTTGTCTTGTAATAATGTCTTCATAATGTTTTAATTTTAAATTTAATTCTTGATTTATTATTATTAATTGTTCTTTTTCTTCTAACAATTTATCGTTATCTTCCAACAATTGATTGAATTTTTCAATATTATATGTTCTAGAATTTATAATGTCTTTTACAAATTTTTTTAAATCATTAATTGTAAAATTATTCTCATCATAAGCAATAATTTCTTTTTTTGTCATACCATTAACAATGATGTTTCTTATTTGATTTTTAATTTTTGGATGGGTTTTAATCAAATTTTCAATTTCAACTTTATTTCGAACTTTGTAAGCTTCTAATAATATAAAATTGTCATATTTATCTCTATGGTCTGCCACTCGAACTGCCAAATTATTAGTGTGACCAAATTTAATTAATTTTTCACCTTTTTCATTTGTATTGCCAATTGTTCCCAAATATACACATTCTGTATTAACAGGAAATTGATTAATTAATGTTGATTCAATAGCCTTTCTTTTTTCATATTCTGAAGTTTGCGAAAAATTAGATAATTTTACTCTTAATTCAATTGATTCTTCATTAATTGTATCTTGAATTAATTGTTCCATTTTAATATAATAATCATGAATTTCATCAGCTTTTTCAGTTCCAGCTTTCAAACAAAATTTTTTAAATGTATCTATATTCATTAAAATAATTTCACGATTATTTCCTCCATGATTTTCAGTATTCATATTTTTATTTATTTTGTAATCTTTATCCAAAATAAATTTTTTTAAAAGCAATCTTTTTGCATTAGATTTTTGTGCAAATCCTAACCAATGCCAAACTTCATCAAAATCAATTACAAAATCATTTGTTAGATGATAATTTAAGTAGCAATAAAAACTTGATAAAAATAAATGTTGTTCAAAAGTGGAAAAATGTGATTTCATTTTTTCTAATAATTTAACATTATATGTTTGTGATAAAGTTGTTATTGGATTATTTTCAATCAAAGTAATCACGTCCATTTATTTCTATGATATTAAATATAAATTAATCTTTATATACTTTTATATATTATTATTTTTGCTATTTAAAACAAAAGCAAGATTTTATATCTTGGTTTTAAAATGAAACTTGCTAATCCCAAAAGATGAGCAAGATTTAAAAAATTAGATGTAATTATATTTTGCTCCTCTTTTGGGAGAATCAAAACATATATTTTAAAATCTCTATACTAATATGTAAAATGCTTTTTATAAATATTCACTAATACTTGTACTTTTAAAAATGGAAGTCTACCATTTACTCTTTTTTACAGCAATACGAGGACCCGAACTTTTTTTTCTGACGCTATTTGGGTCATATTGGTCTTCTTCTTCGTCATCATTTAGTTGTTTAGATAATTCCCAGAATTCACGAGAACCAAGACGAAAATCTCCGTGGCCATCTGCCTTGTACCAAAAAATTTGGTCTTGTAATTTGTTGGATTTAGTGTTATTATTTATTACTAAGCACTCATAATTCTCAGTACATTGATCCATTATCTGACAAAATGCCTCGAATGTTGGAAACATACCGGCATAATTTTCGTAAATTCGTTTTCTATTACTTAGGTAAGGATCTCTTAAAATAAAAACATAATCTATGTTGGTTCTCAGTGCGGGAGGCACACCTAAAGCGAATTGCATTGTTATCACTAACATCACTTTCCAATGGCGACCATTCATAAAAAGGCAACGCATGAGTTTATCACGAGACCAGGAACTATCATACAAGCAATCATCCAAAATGACGAACGTGCGTGGGTCAATGGTTGACCTATTAAATTGTTGCATTTCTTTATTAATTTGCTTCAAAACTTGCTTTTGTCTCTTTAAAATATTTTCAATAATAGCAGTATTATATTCATTATGAATAAACAATTTAGGCACCAATTTTCCATAAAATCCATTGCCCTCTTCAGTTCCTGATATGACAGTTCCAATAGGAATATCCTGATGATAATATAATAAGTCACGAACTAAATAAGATTTACCAGTATCACGACGACCGATTAAAACAATCACAGGACCTTTACTCTCATTTGCTCTAAAAGTAATTGAACGCATATCAAACTTTTTTAATTCAAGATTCATCTAATTGTAAACTATTGACACATTTTATTTTTTTATTTGAAACGTATTTTATGTTTTTAAATAAAAATAAAAATAATTAAAATTAAAATTCAACGTCAATATCTTCAACTAATTCAAATTCTTCTTCATCTTCAATCACTACAAATTTTTTCTGAGATTTTCTTTTCTTATCTTTATTACTCTTAGGTCGATTCAGATCATCAATTAAATTACTACATATATATTTAAATTCTGTTTTAAGTAAATTTGTTATAAATTCATAAACTTGATTTAATACATTTTCATCACAAGTTCCAAGAATGAGAACACTTCCCGTTCTAAAAATAGAACAATGAATTTTAACAACATTTTTATATTTATCTTTATCTTCTTGTTTTGTTAGAACTCCAGTTTGTATATTTAATTCTGGATTATAATAAAATGGAGCTTTAACACCTGGATAATTACAAGGGTCATAAATTGGTTGAATATTATATTTATATTTAAGAATTTGAATAAGATTTTCTCGATTAATGTAAAACCCACAATTAAAGTTAGAATTAATTAAAACTATGTCATTATTAGATTTACAATAAATAGGAGTTTCTGGATGAAATTGTTGAATAAACTCTATAAATTTATTTAAGACATATAGATACATAGAATCAGTTTTAATTCCAGGAATTTCTATTTTTCCAGTGTTAAATAATTTAATATGAAATTCACGAAATAATCCATCTATATTAAATCTCATAATTAATGCTAAACAATTATAAAATGCTTGTTTGGATTTAATTTTATTTGTTAAATCTTTTTTAGAAATTCCAACAGAAACTTTTCTTGTATCTTTAAATTTAATTCTACCAGTTGGATTGTCAACATGACATACAATGTGTTGTTCAACATAAATTTCTCTTGATAATTTATTTTGAACTTCATCTAATTCTTCTTTTGTAGCTGAAGTTATTTTTGATTGTTTTTTAATACATCCTTCTGATGCTACTGAATATGATGTGATAGGAATACTCCAAAATATATCTAAATTTATTGGAATATTTAAATAAGATATTTTAGATTTTGTAGAAATGTATATAGGGGTTGGATTTGGTGGTGTCATATTTTCATACAAATGAATATGTTGCGTGTTGATATACGTTTCAATATTTGAACCATCAAATTCATTTTTAGAATTGGATTTAGCATCGTTATCATCATCTGACTCATTAGCAGAAATCATAAATGCTTCCCATTCGTTGTTTAAGTTATTTTCTGATAAAGACATTTAACGTTCTTTAAATACTATTTAGTAAATATCTTTAAATTAATTTTAAAATATATTTTCATTTTTTATTTTTTATTTTCTATTATAGAATCATATGGCTACAATTGAAAAAACTAAACCAATAAAAATAAATAAAATTATGGAAAATGACGTACAAAATGTAAATAAATATTTTAACGATTTTGAGTTAAAAACTAATTGTTTCGATCCTAGTAAATTTTCTCCACCAAATGAATTCATAATGAAATTGAATATGCGAATGGAATATTATAATAATTTTAAAAGTCGAGTGAGTGAATAATTTACATAATATTTTGACTTACATTCTTCTGTGTGAATTACATTTTCTAAAAAATTTAGAAAGTTTGGATTTAATATATCATCGTTATTTCTTATCAAAAAAAGGAAAAAGTTATTCATTATATTTTTTTTATCAATGTTGTATGATATACTAATTTCTTGAATAAATTCATTCAATTCATATATTGATGTTTTACAAATAATTTTATTATACAAATCTATCCATGTAGTGCTATTAATAACTTTTATATTATTAATATTATCTTGATTTGACTGCATAAAATTTATCATACTTCTAATGTCTGATTTATATAAATTTTGTATCTCATTTAAAGTATCATCTGTAAAATTTAATTTTTCTTTTTCTGAAATATTTTTTAAAAAGAAAAATATTTCTTCCTTAGGCAATTGATTAAATCTCAATTTTACAAATTCATGTTGTAATCCTTCATCTATTCTACTAATGTAATTACAAATTAAACAAAAACGAACATTGCTAGTATAATTTTGTAAAAGATATCTCAATGCTTGTTGTGCTGTTTTAGTCATATAATCTACTTCATCTAATATAACAAATTTTAATCCCTTTGTGAATAAATTTTTTGAATTTACGAACTGATAAATTTGATTACGTATAACTTCAATTCCTCTTTCATCAGAGGCATTTAAATGAATCATCAATTCTTTATTTTTCACGTAATGAATTTCTTGATATCTATCTATTAAATTTATAATTGTTGTTGTTTTTCCAGTTCCTGGAGGACCATAAAATAATAAATTTGGAAAATGTTTACTTGATATAATATTTTGAAGAAGTTGTTTGTTATATAAATCTAATACAACATTATCAAAATTATTTGGGCGATATGCTTCAATCCACGGAATACTACTCATTATAATTAGTTAAATAGATATTGTTTTATTTTTATATTGAAAAAATAAAAATGATATTGTTTAAATGAAAAAAATAAATAAAAATATATTTAAAAACAATTTAAATAATAAAATAAATGATTGTAGCTGAAGAAGAAATTAGTCAACAACAACCAAATGTTGTAAAATTAAAGAGAGGAAGAAAATCTAAAAAAGAATTGATGGAATCATTGAATTTAATAGATGTTGAACACCAAAATATTAAATTGAACAAACCATCAAAAAAAATAAAAAATAATGTTAGTGATAATACTTCAAATAAAAGTGAAAAAATAATTAATGAATTTGATACATCAGATATATTTGAGAATAAAAAACTAATGAAAAATGAACAACTAGATGATAATGAACAGCTGGATGAAAATGAACAACTAGAAGAAAATGAACAACTTGAAGAAAATAAAAAAATAGACAACGATGAAGTGATAATTGAACCGAAAGTATTTAAAAAAAGAGGAAGAAAACCAAAGGGAGGAAAAATTATTCAACAAACTTCTACTAATGATGAACAAATAGACGAAAAACAAAATGTAATTCTTCATTTGAAATGTAGTATGGGAGACTTAGAAGAGATTAAAAATGGAGAAAATGAAGCATTAGACGCATATAATACACATATTTATAATGAATTAATGTATAATTATCAAAAATTTGATGAATCCAAATTTGCTTCATCATCAAATCAATCAAATAATAATAATGATGTTTTCGATGGGGATGACGATGATACTGATTTTGGAAATAAAGATAATATGAAAGAAATATGGAAAAAATTAAAACAATTAGAACACAATTTACATGTAGATAATATTTCTAAAAAATCAGCATGTTTTTGGGATACATGTGAGTTTGATACTCCACCTATTCACATTCCAAAATACTTTATTGGAGGAACATATTATGTTTATGGATGTTTTTGCTGTCCTGAATGTGCTGTAGCATATTTAAATAATCAGCAAATAGATCGTTCAACTAAGACTGAAAGATATCAATTATTACATGATGTTTATTCTAAAATATATGATTACAAGAAATCTATTAAAGAAGCGTCAGATCCGAGATATTTATTAGATAAATTTATTGGAAATTTGTCAATAAAAGAATATCGCAATTTATTGAGAACAGGAACATTATATTTAGTAATCGATAAACCATTAACTAAAGTATATCCAGAAATACACGAAAATACAGAGGATTACATTTTAAATAATAAAATTATTCCATCAAATACATCGACATATCAAATTAGAGGTAAAAATAATAAGAAAAAACAAAATAAAACATCAATTTTGAGTGAAAATTTTGGCATCAACTAAGGGAACTAAGATTTCCTTATAATCCCTCCTTTTAATATTTTAGTTTTAATTTTAATTAAATTAAATAAAATTAAAATACTTTTATTATATTAAATTTTTTACACCTTTTTACATTTCAAACGCCGATTATTGTGTAAAATAATATAAAAACAATTTATTATATTATTTTAATGGATTACACAAAACTTAAAATACACAATAAACTTCCTATTCCAATAAGAATACAAAATGACAAATATGGTATGAGCAATTTAGATTACGAATGTATATGTAAATATTGTAGTAATCCAAATAAATATGTGACTGAATGGGATGGTTATTCTTATCTTTGGAATAGTTGTATGTTATGTAATAAACACGTATGGTATTGGCATCAAGTTTGTAGTCTATATGGAAGAAGAAGTCCTTATATAGTATGTTTTTATTGCCGCATTCCATTTTATGATATTGGATTAAAAAATGGAGAAATATACAAAATAGCAAAATTAAAAATCGGCGTTTGAAATGTTAAAAGGTGTAATATGATTTTAAGGAGGGGTTGTAGGGGAGCATAGCTCCCTACCTACCATAAAAATGGTCTTTCATGTTTAGATGCAGCTAAAGGTATAGGCATAATAATATCTCTTTTCTTTACTAAATTTTTAGTTTCTAAAAACTTTGGTTCTGGAGTAAATTCTTTAACAGGATTTACTAAATTAGTTGAATTGATACCGTATAAAAATGATTCAGTATCAATTGCATTGTGTGACATACTATCATAAGGAAGATGAATATTACCAAATCCATTTCCAGGCAATTTTGTATCATAAGCATAACCATGAGAACTATATTTATATAAATTCCATTCTTTTGAATTATCATATTGTTTCATTTCCATACAATAATTTCCAGGTGTGTTTTTATTTCTTGTTGAAGCCATATATTATAATAATTTATATTTTATTTTATATTTTATTTTATTTTTTTAAAAGGATATCATTCATTTGTTTTATTTTTTCAAATACATCATTATCAATATTATTAGTTTTTAAATAATTAGATATTAATTGATGTGTTAAATAAAATATTTTTATATCAAATAAAGATAAAAAAGAAAAATATGTCATGTCTCTATCTAATCCATTTTTTAAGTTATTAAATGTTTCTTTATCTAAAGAATTAATATTTTCTCCACAAGCATATGAAATTGTAAGATTATCAATATATTCTTCAAATCTTTCATTTTTCATTAATAATTTAAATACTTTTCTAAATCCGATATCTATTTTATCATCTAAAAAATTATTACTTTTAAAAACAGAGGCACATTCGTCTAAATATAATTTTCTACAAATACATTCAATATCTTCTTCAGAATATTTTTCTTCATTATTTAAATTTGTATTATTATTTGATAAATTATTTAATAATTCTTGATAAATTTCATAGTATTTCACATAAAAATTTACATCATAATATTCTTCCATTTATAAAATATTTTTTTTTATATATTATAAATCAACTTATTTTTATGAATTATTTTTATAAAATATTATTTTTTATTTTATGAAATATTATTTTTTATTTTATAAATTATTTTTTATTTTTTTCATTAATAGAAAATATTATTTTTTATTTTATAAATTATTTTTTATTTTTTTCATTAATAGAAAATATTATTTTTTATTTTATAAATTATTTTTTATTTTATA